ATACATAGCACTGGAAGACGGCATTACTATTTGCAGTATGCTTGGGCGTGATGTCGAATATCTAGTTACAGATTACGACGATGGCGAAGAGTTCTTTTTTGATACATACAAAGAAGCAGAATTAAAACTTAATGAGGTGACAGCATGAATAAATGCGAAGAATGCAACGGACTTGGATGGTTAGATTCCAATAACGAGAAATGGCAGGATGAAACCCAAAGATGTGATTCCTGCAAGGTATATAAAAGCGATCTTGAAGCGGAAAAAGCAAAGGAGGTTACACAATGAGAAACTAGAGAATATCGAAGCATTAAAAACACGTAACAGGAACGAAAGGGCTGAGAGGTATATTGCCCTTAAAAGACACGACAAGGCCGTTAAATCAACGCATAGGACGGATATAACCGTGTCATTCATAGCAGGCCTAACCGTAGCAGTGTTAGTCATGGGCTACCATATGCACATAGGAGGGTTTTAACATGACACAGAAAGAACGCATATTAGCCTACCTAGAGCGTGGGTATACATTGACGCGCTTGAACTCTTGGAAGATGTTGGGAATATTAGAATGCCCTGCTAGGATCTGTGAGTTAAAACAAGACGGCCACGATATAAAGACAGAACGGTTAACAGTAACTAACAAATACGGTGAGAAGGTATCTATCGCCAAATGGAGGCTGTAATGAATAAAATAAACAACTACATTGTTGAATGCACCGCTGTAATTACTGAAACGAGAGAATACGTTGTTCAAGCAACTGATGAAAAAGAAGCCGTTGACATTGTTTTAGCGGATGGAAAGCAAGACAAAGCAAGAATGTCAGCAAGTGCCCTATGGTATGCAACAGAGGAAAATTTGTATCATTGCCATGCTCGCGTTACTGGCGAAACAACCCCAGAACACGCTAAAGGACATCTAGGAGAATATTTTCAAGAGTAGCCAAAATTAACCCTGCCAAAGCCTCCATCGGGGGCTTTTTATTTCCCTTGGTATTTGTTCCGTAGGTAATTCATCGACACTGGCAACTCATCGCACCCACCGTTGGCAACCTCGTTTAGCATCCATACACCACGCCAAGACGAATTAGTTTGTGGGGTAAGGTAATCCTCATCATGTTGGTAATAAATCCCTGAGAACAATCCTAAAATGTTTGTGCCGTCTGCTCTCCTGCCATAGGCAATGTCTCTATCTTGAACATGACCCATGATGCATGACATCATCTTTTTACTGAGCATATTCCTAGCACTGGATACAGGCCGCCCCATTATCCCAGAAGTAAAGTAATGAGCGTATGCGATTTGATCTATTATCACCACATCAAGAAAGTCATAAACCTCCCATCCCATCTCGTCCAGTTGTAAATCCTTGTAGCCTATCAGACCATCCAGTTTTGGATCACTTTCAATGGCGCGTTCAATACGGTTTTCATGGTTGCCAAGGGTAAACACCATGCGAGGCCGCCACTGTTTATGCTTGTTTACCTTTAACCGTTGTTGCTCATCTCGTATAGGCTGTAAGAATACTTCCATTGCGTGTATCCCTGCCTCGATATCATCCCTGTATCTACGGCCTTCAAACGACTTCTTCCCAACATCCCATGATGATAGGCTAGGCATGTCAAAATGATCGCCAATATGCACGATAACATCTGGCTTTTTCTCTGCCGCATACAATCCTGCCCATCTTAGGTGGTCAGTAGGTGAATTAGGTTTGACTTGGGTATCTGGAATGACTAAATGCTTCATAGAACCTCACAAAAAAACGCCCCGAAGAGCGTTATGAATTTGTTAAATCGTCTTTTGCAATGGCAAGCAAGCCGCACACTACAAGGACTATGTAGTAAGTAATCATTCCAACCTCATTATGTCTGTGAAGCGCGATTATACTTACCTCCCATCCTTTTAGGTAATGACTTTACTAAATAAGCGGCATACCAAAAGGTTATATTTTCGTTTCATGATCTATCAAGAAATCAATGTAGTGTTTAGCCTTTCGGAGATCATCTATCCCTCCCTTAGACTGCCACCTAGAAACGTATTTAACCACATTTCCTTCAGCATAGCCAAGTTGGTTGCCCAATATGTAGTCTATGGGCTGTATCTCAAGGTCTTTGTAGTGGGTTCCGCCTATCTGTATGTCCTTACTCATATACACCTCATTTTCCCCAAATAATTTCAGACTTATCAAACATAATTAAAGGCTCTATATCGTCAGGGTTTGGGGTTCTCCCTTTTGCAGTGCCGCCTGTCTGACATACTTTAAACTTTGCCCTATGCATAACACCATCATGGACTATTATATAACCAAACCTTCCTTCTTCTCTAAAAATAAAGTAAGACGGAAGCATGGTAGTTTGGCTGAGATGAAGAATCTCCATGTATTTAGGGACATTTAACGCACAAAATGCTTTCTTGCCGTCACCGTACCACTTACATTCTGCCCAACCAACCATGTCACCACGACTATCAGAATCACTGCCATTGTGAAACCAACCATCAAGCCTATACTTTTTAAGATTTGGTGACTGCTTGTACTGACAACCTAGTATCTTTGACATTGCCGCCAATAACCTTTGCTCCTTTGATCTGTCTGCTGATGTTTCTCGCATCTTAATCATATTAATATCCTTTTATTATGACCCGTTGTCGCCACAGGTGGGTCAATCCTGCTATGAAGGCCTTACAGACACCTTGGCTAGAAGGGAATATCTTCTGTGATTGGGGCAGAGTTAGCTTTGTACTCATCAACCCATTCCTTGTTAGTTTGTTGTTGCACTCGCTCAGTCTCTCCAGTGTAGAAAACCTTAACATTACCCAAGATAGGAGTCTTAACACCTTTCTCTCGCTCTTCTTTGTCTACACTTTGACTGATAAAGCCGTTGTTTTCATACTGATCTTGCTCGGCAGTGTCTACAAACGTGGTAAGGTCTAGGTAAGTACCCTTTTCTCCCTTGTATAGCCGCTCTTTATCTATCTTTGTTACATCAATTCTTACCGATAAACCTACTTTCATTTTAAATTCTCCGTCTCATTTACAATAATATCAACAGCCTTTTGTACTTCAGCCGCCAACTTCTCTATGTACTCATCATCTCTATCCACTCTTACGATAAGGTGGGGTAGTTCTTCAGAGTACGCCATTAAATCCCACCAACTACGCCCAGTAATCATCATACAGCCCATGATTTGTTGTTTGTATTTGTTGATAAAGGATTTATTGTTACGATGATAGCCTATCAGGTTGGAATCAGTAGGCGCTTTTATCTCTAACCCTCCGTCCTCTCCTACAAAACCATCTGGACTGCAACCAAACTCTTCTGAATCGTCTAGTATAAACCCATATTCTGTAACTTCTTGCTCAGTTATGAACTCATACATCTTTCTGGCATCAGGTTCTAGCCTTGTACCCCTTTCCATATGCTCATTAACGTAAATAGGAACACGAACACCCTTTAATCTCTCTTCTATCAGGTCATTTATGTACCCATCAGCCTGAGAACTAGCCTTCCCTGCGGAAGTAATCAGCTTGTTAAACATGGAAGCAGAGGGTCTACCCAATCTTGAGGCAAACCACTCGTCACTTCCTTGTTCGTGGTCTAAGATTATCACTTCTTAGCCTTAGCATTCAGTGCCGCCACAGCTTTAGAGTAATGTACAGCTAACATCTCATCGACTGAGGTTGCTTCGACGTACTCTAGAAACGCCTTAACATCTACCCCATGCTCTGCAAGTAGCCCTTTGATCTCTTTAGCCTGCTTCTCAGACACTACAGCATTTTGTACAGCTTGCGGCAAGTCTTCCCCTGCGTAGATGTAAGCACCTAGACCATGCATGGCAATAGCTTTAACTAAACAGCGCATACGAGCATCAGAAATGTCTCTGGATGTAGGGTTAGGAACAGCTTTATTCCTATTATCCATTACTGGTAGCCACATAGAGTGTGTTTTCTCTTTCACTGTGACCGATACNTTGACTTCACAAGTACCATTCTCAAGAAAGGAAGGAGGACANTATGTGTAGNTTGAATCAGGGTAGTGTTCCATNAAAGTAGACCACGCCCATGCCCANGANAGGTAAGACANGTTGCCTTTCTTCTCAATGTTTTTTGATACGTCTATTGCTGATAATGTTTTC